CTGTCCCACCGCCTCGATTATTTTTTCTTTAAGTGCCCGGCTTTCCATTTTGTCCATCTGGTCCGGTGTGCTGGGGATTAGATAAACCCCATTGTCCCAGAGGAGGGTGATACCGGTATCCTCGCCAGATTGTGAATAATTACTCTTTTTCCTGCTCAGTGTCCGGACATCATCCGCGTCCCTGCTACGGCTTAAATATGCCCGCGCCCGCACGCTGTTTTCCCATGCTGTACTGCCGGAAAGGCCAGTTCCAGTGGCCACACCGCTTAACGACGGATGCGCCAGAAGCAGAACTGTGGCGTTAAAATTAAGACACAGTGATCCAAGATATGTTTTAAGGAACGAATTTACCTCCCGTCGGATGTTTTCATTGCCCCCGAATGTGTCCGCAGCCGTGTCAATAACTATAAAAATCTCATCTTCCCCGGTTTCTGTTTTTACCCATTCGACCATTTCGCATAGTTCAACAAAAAAGTTTGCTGGCACGTCTTCGCCCTGATTGGGAAAAGTCACCAGAATATTGTCTTCACCAACGCGCGGCCATATAAAAAGATCAGATGGTCCGGTCTCCGTGATTTCGTTTAATCCGCGCCACTCGTTTATTGAGAGCTGCCGACGCTTTATTTCCGGCGAATCATCTTCGCAGAGAACCATGAGAACTGGCATTTTCTTCGTATTGACGCCGAGAAAAGGATCACCAGTCGCCACGCAATTCGCCAGCTGATGCACGAGCAGTGTTTTCCCGACACCACCCTGGCCGAATAAAGCGGATACTGTACGCGTTGGAAACCATTGATCGAGCAGCCATTCCCGGGGCGGGACCGGACCAGAAATTTCCGAAGCACGCAAAACTTCGGCAGGTTTAAGGGTTGCTGGGCGTCGGTCCTTTTCCGCCCGCTCACGCTCGTATCCGTTTTCGGTCGCCCAGTGGAATATCGAACCGGCCCCGATTTTCTTAACTGTTTTGATGCTTTCCCATGCGCGGATTGTCTGGTTTTCGTCGTATTTTTTTGATCTTTTTGACCAATGGTTCGCGATATCGAAACCGCTTTCTCCACAAGACCCTTTGATTGCGTGCAGGGTGGCTATCCAGTCGTCGTAGTGTTCATCATCATTCGGGATGAAATTAACCGCTGCTTTTATGTCCGTGTGGCTCGCTGCCAGATCGGAGAAATTAAGCCCTGAGGAAGGTTTGGCTGTTCTGTCTGTGACACGACCCTTTAGCGTGCCGTAACGCGCCACCATCACCGTCGCCAGCCGAAGAAATGTTTCGATCTGTTGGGGAGATACGCAAGTCAAATCCTCCGCTCGATAATCAAGCAGGTTGTCGTCACTCCAGTTGTAGGACCTCCCCGTGTCGGGATGAACGCCTGACGCCACAAACTGTTGACCCTCCGCGAGAACTTCGACCTGACAATCATCGCCGTCTATATTGTATGTGCCGGTTTTCTGCTTTTTCACCGGCGAGGAGCAGCGGTACACCATCATAAACTTCGGCGCTTTCCCTACCCGCATTGGAGCAAAGCCAAGTTCGTCGTCAAGCAGTGTCTTCAACTCGTTAGATGCAAATGGGTTAAGAATATCGACGTCGACGGCGATTATGTTGTGTTCGCCGCCGCATAAAATTCCGATATTGGCGTCGGCATGTTTTGCAAAATCCAACGCTGCTGGAGGTCGTTTTGACCATCCTGCCAATATTGGGCGTTTCCCTTTTACCGGTGTCGGGTCAAACCCCAGTTTCACCAGTTCCGGCGCGTATGTTTCGTATCGCCTCGACATTTTGTACCTTTGAAAAAGGGCGACGCGACAGCGCCGCCCCGGAAATTATACTGGAAATTCGTCGTCCTCGACGTCTTCAACTGTTGGGGTGTCTGTCGGAAATGCCCATTTTTTGCCCATCATTTTGACCTTTTGCCAGTTTGGCGAGAAAAGATCGCCCTTTTTTGTCGGCACCTTCACCGGATCATTGAAAACTTTAACCTGCATGAATCCGCCCTCATCGCTATCCTGTTCGAACTGCTGGTGCAGGTCATTCATCGCCGATATCACCACTCTGGCGCTGCTCATAAACTGGACAACCCCGCCGAACACCTTCGTGCTGAAAGCGAGAACGCGAAAAGCCCGTTTCCAAGGGTCTTCGCTGCCTTCTGTCACTGGAGGCCGCGCCCCCGAGTCTGGTGATTCCGCCACAAACTCCAGAAATGTCCCGTTAAAACGCGCCCAGCCGGTCTCTATGTCACGCATATTGAATACACAATCGAACGTTTTGTTGATGTCCGTGTCATCCCCGTGCGTCCTCACTGACCACCGACCGGATTGCGCGTTAAAGCGCAATTTGTCGTAGATGTTGCCAGTGTCTGAATCGTCCATATTTATCAACATTTTGCTGTTTCTTCCTGTTCTGGTGCTGTTTTCTAAAGCGCGGCACCGGAAGCGCTTAAATACCAAAAATTTCCCGTCCCGCTTCGCGGAATATCGGGTCTTTCCAATAAAACGGATGTCCGTAATTCGGCATTAACACATCCGCCACCGCCTCGCGTGTCTCGAACGCAGCGAGAAAATTCTGTAATTTCCGCGCAATCGTGCAGACCTCTGCCCATTCCTGCTCGCTGTTTTCAAGTGTATATCTTGCCGCCTTTTTAGGTGTCAGATAAATAAAGTCCATCCGCCGGTTGCCGCTGGCGCGTTGATATATCGCTCCCTGTCGGCGATGACTTGCGGAGATAGCCGAGGGCATGCGCGTCGTCGTTTTGAGATCAACAATAGAGTCCTCAAATTCAAAATCGGTGTACCCTATAAGCGGAATTTCGATGCCCGGGAGTTCGAGTTCAATTCGGCGCTGTGATGCTTCAGTGTTTGGCAGACTGTGGATCGTGCCGTCCCATTCGTCGATTCCGTGCAGTTTTTGGTATTGTTCAAGCATCGGTTGAATGTGGCCCGCCTCCTTTTCCCGTGTGTCTCCATCGATTCCGAGGCGGGTGTTTTTGTTATAAAAAGCCAGGCTTTCCGTTAAAGGATCGTCGAACTCGCCACCGTCGTGCATGATTTTCACGCCGATTTCGACCGCTTGCCCGCGCACCGCCGCCGCGCCCATTGGTCGCCTCTTTTTGAAAAGGTATTGCGCGACCCAGGCGGGCATTTCATTAAGCGCCAGATCAAGGGAGCTGTGCGATATGTGCCGCAAGCCCCAGTCTGCCAGCGTTTTATTTTTTGCCATGTGCCATTTTCATCAGCTTCAGCATTGTTTTTTCGGGTAAACAGTAAAGCCTCTCCGACCTGTCCTGACGTACAACGAGAACTTCGGCGTTATCATTCGCAAGACTGTCATACAGAAATTTAAACCCGGATTTTTTTCGTTTAGCCTCCACCATCAAACCTTCCAGGTACAGATCCCCAGTCTGTTCACGACCGAGGACGTGTTTGTACGCGCCGGAGGCAAACGTCCGCCTGGCGTCGAATCCGTTTTCCAGCCAGAAATCCCGGCACTCTGCTTCGAGTTCATAACCGCGAGCGCGGTTACGATTCGGCATGAATTACCCCCATTCCGTCACACCGGTCGCATCTTGCCATTATTGTGCGGTAGCTTTGCCAGGGTCCGTTTTGGTCCACCCCGCCGATCACAACTTCCCGTTCTGCCCGCTGCTCACCCAGACAATCTGGACATTCAACAAATTGCGGCTTTTTCATGTTTGCGGTCTCATTTTTTGCCACGCCCGCTGTAAATCGTCAGCGGTTACCTCGCCGCCTGTTATCCTGATGATCGAGGCCGTGTGCCTCGCCGACGGCCTTGTCTTGCCGGCAAGCCAGTAACTCACCGCAGGCCTTGAGCAGCCAATTCGGTCTGCCAGCTGTTGCGTGTTTATGTTGTTTAGCCGTGACCACTGTTCAAGAAACATATTCGGACAGTAAGTTTTTTTTACTTTACTGACAAGTAAAAAATCGGCATTAATAACGTCGAAACTGGAGGATGATATGAAAACCATGTTTTTTGAGACAATCGCGGCGCTCGGTTTTTGCGCTGTGTTGTATGCTGTAATAGTTTTCGGTTGTGCGCTTGATAACAGCTGTGCAGCTATTAACGGAATGCTCTAGTGGCGGGAGATTGCAGAAAATGCGACGGATTTTTTTATTATCGGAATCAATATGGAGATGTGAAAGAATGCTTTTGCGTTGCCGATGCCGCTGAAAATCCGACGCATTATGCGAAAGGCGGCCTCGAATGCCGGCAGGTCGTTGCCGCTGTTGTTTCTAATTGTAGCGGTTACGAGGGGCACCTTCTTGGCAGTGCGATAGAATACATATGGCGGTGGAAAAACAAAAACGGCATTCAGGATATTTTTAAAGCGCGGCAATGTCTGGAAATGTTGGTCGAATATCACCGACTGGAGATATCGGATAATGAGAACCTGCGCACGATTGAAGAGGATAACGACGAGGCTTTCGGGG